GTATGCGTGGAATCTCAAGCACGTCCAGAGAGGCGTTTGCAAACACCGACTTAACCAAGAATACAAGGATGGTCTTTGATGTCATCCAAGCGGCTGGAGCCAAAGGTTGCATCAGTGCACAGGTACAGCTGGCACTCAAGCACATGCCATATGGCTCAATCACCAACCACTTCAAATGGCTCAAAGACGCTGGGCTGATCACAGTCATCGGGAAGAGACTAAGCCCCTACGGGCGTAACCAGCAAGTCTTCAAAGCAACAAGACAACTCAATGCACAAGGGGAGCTATTCCGATGAATACGACAGGCACACATGAATACACAATGAATGAGTACCAAGCAGATGCGGCCTCTACTATGATTTACAAGTGGAAGGTCATCTATCCAGCTTTGGGTCTATCCAATGAAGCAGGGGAAGTCTTAGGTAAGATTAAGAAACTCATCCGTGATCACGATGTAACTTTTGATGGCATAGACACCATCCCAGCGCAGAAGAAAGCTGAGATTGCAGACGAGCTAGGAGATGTGCTTTGGTACATCGCGGCACTATCAAAAGACCTTGGCATCACCTTGAATGAGGTAGCCGCAATTAACCATGAGAAGCTAACGTCACGTAAGAAGCGTGGGGTTCTCAAAGGCTCTGGTGACAAGCGATGAGTCGGTGGTGCTTTGATATTGAGAGCAATGGTCTCTTAGATGAAGTCCACAGTATATGGTGCATTGTTTGCCGCGAGGTAGACACTGGTGTTGTACGTTCTTTTACCGATGATGAGATTGATCATGCACTTGATCTGTTAGCCAATGCTGATGAAATCATTGGTCACAATATTATAGACTACGACATCCCAGCCATACAGATTGTCTTTCCTGAGTGGACAACCAAGGCCAAGGTAACTGACACTCTAGTTCTCTCAAGACTAATACATGGCGACATGTTTAATGAGGATGCTGAACGCAACTTTAGTGTCTCTAAGTTCCCAAAGAAACTCTGGGGAAGCCATAGCTTGAGGGCATGGGGTTTAAGACTTGGTGACTTTAAAGGTGAATACATTGGTGGGTGGGGCGGCTTCTGTGAAGAGATGCTAACATACTGTGTTCAAGATACTAAAGTGACTGATACGCTTTACAAGAAGTTGATGAAGACTGAGCCTACTCAAAAGTCTATCGACCTTGAGCATCGTATGGCCTCTATCTGTCGTGAGATTGGTAATAACGGCTGGACATTTGATGAGAAGAAAGCTGGTGAACTATATGCTGAACTTGCACAGAAACGTCATGTCATCGAGGAAGACTTAAAGGAACTATTTCCACCTTGGGAAGTAACCGAAGACTTCTATCCTAAAGTCAACAACAAGGCTCGTGGGTATGTCAAAGGTGAACTGTTTGTCAAATCAAAGACAATCTACTTTAACCCAGCTTCTCGCGTCCACATCCAAAGATGTCTTGTGGACAAGTACAAGTGGAAACCAAAGCACTTCACACCCAATGGTCAAGCTAAGATCGACGAGACTATCTTGGCTGGTCTTCCGTACCCAGAGGCTAAAAGACTTGCTAAGTTCTTCTTAATTCAGAAGCGGATTGGTATGCTGGCTGAAGGTGCTGGGGCATGGCTCAAGAAGGTTAGTGCCGATGGCAGACTACGACACAGACTGAATAGTAACAACTGTGTCTCTGGACGTGCAACAGCCACCTCTCCAAATCTACAGCAAGTCCCAAGTTCTGGCTCACCTTATGGCAAAGAGTGCCGTGAGTTATTTACAGCACCGAGGGGTTGGTATGTCTGCGGAAGCGATCTTTCGGGCATCGAATTGAGGCTCTTAGCTTCCTACCTTCACCCCTATGATGGCGGCGAGTATTCTAAGCAAATACTTGAGGGCGACATCCACACCTACAACCAACATGCGGCTGGTTTGGCTACGAGAAACCTAGCGAAAACTTGGGTCTATGCCACCCTGTATGGCGGTGGTGATAGGCTGATAGGTGCTATTGCTGGCGGTGGTGCAAAGAAGGGTAAAGAACTCAAAGACAACTACGACAAGGCTGTCCCAGCGTTTGCCACCTTAAAGAAAAACCTAAAGACAGCGGCTTCGAGAGGCCACATCAAGGCACTCGATGGACGTAAACTTAGGGTCAGATCAGCACACCGATGCCTCTCACAGTTACTTCAGTCAGCTGGGGCAATCGTAGCAAAACAGTGGGTCATGCTGACCTACGACAAAATCAAAGAAAAGTATGGCGACAAAGTATTCATTATGGGCTGGATTCATGATGAGATTCAGATCGCCTGTATATCAAGGGAGATTGCCGATGATGTCGGACATATCGCTGGAAGAATGGCACAAGAAGCTGGGGTTGCTCTCGGACTTAACATCCCCACAGAAGCAGAATATTCCGTGGGAAAAACTTGGGCTGACACGCATTGAGAAGAGTGAATACCTAGAGAATTTAATACTTCTCTTTGTAGTCATTGATCGAAGTTGGCGAAAGCCATTCACAGTCAAATCAGACTTCGCACGAGTAGGAGCACTTCACGTTGCCGTAGCGGCAAGTGAGGGCTTCATGACAACAAAAATTGATGAAGATAGCTGGGGAAAACGATGGTTTATAACCCCAGAGGGACAGGATATTCATGAAGAAATCAGCAGTACACTTAAAGAAGTCATTTACAAAACCCACATTACTCATTGACGGAGACCTCTACCTCTACAGATCAGCTATTGCAGTTGAGTCTGAGATCGACTGGGGTGACGATGTGTGGTCACTATCCACTGACCTAAAGGCCGCAAAGAAGCTGTTTATCTCAATGGTAGACGGTTTCAAGAAGGAACTGGTTGTTGAAGATGTGATAGTCACAATATCAGGCCAACAGAACTTCCGTAAAGACATACTAGAGACCTACAAAGGTGGACGTAAGAAACTCCGTAAGCCTGTAGGATACAAAGCACTCGTTGCGTGGGCTATGGAAACCTACGACAGCATCATGGTGGACTGCCTAGAGGCAGATGATGTCATGGGCATCATGGGTTCTATGCCTAACACTGAGGCCATCATTGTGTCTGACGATAAGGACATGAAGACTATCCCTTGTCGGCTATACAGACCTACAGACAATGATCGACTGGTCATAAGTGACATGGAAGCCAATAGAAACTTCCTCATTCAAGCCCTGATGGGCGATAGTACCGATGGCTTTGCAGGGTGTCCAAAAGTAGGCATCAAGACAGCCGAAAAGATACTAGGCAACCACCCGACTTGGGATGCTGTCGTCAAACAATATCAAAAAGAAAATCTAACAGCGGACTACGCGCTGACACAAGCACGTATGGCTCGCATTTTGCGTTGTACTGACTGGGACGATGAGAAGGGAGAGGTGATACTATGGAAACCGACAAGATAGACGAAGCTGTCAACAAGCCACCTCATTACAACTCAGGATCAATAGAGTGCATCGACGCCATGCAAGCGATGGCTGATGGCTCTCTAGTTTGGGGTCATAATGCGTACCTCTGGCAGAATGCTTTCAAGTACCTGTGGCGTTGGCCTTACAAGAAAAAACCCGTCGAAGACCTTAAAAAGTGCCGTTGGTACTTGGATCGCCTAATCACCCTCATTGAAGAAAAAGAAGAAACACCATGAATAATTTATTACCAACAGACTACCAGCAATTCATCCACACAAGCAGATATGCTCGATGGATACCCGAAGAGGGCAGACGTGAAACTTGGACTGAAACAGTAGGCCGTTATATGGACAATGTGGTCAGGCCAAAAGTGAGCCGTGAAATGGCGGCAAAAATTGAAACAGCGATACTGGGTCTACAGATAGTCCCAAGTATGCGAGCACTTATGACAAGTGGTAAGGCTTTATCACGCGACAATACAGCTGGATATAATTGTGCGTTCACACCTATAGACCATGTTCGATGCTTTGATGAGGTTCTTTTTATTTTGATGTGCGGCACTGGCGTAGGATTCTCAGTTGAGCAGAAGTATGTGAAAAGTTTACCAACGATACCTCGACTAATAGATGTCGAATACGCAATCACTGTAGCAGACAGCAAAGAGGGCTGGGCAACTGGCTATAGAGAACTGATGTCTGAACTATACGCTGGTAGAATACCAACGTGGGATGTGTCGGCAGTAAGGCCAGCTGGTGCACGTTTAGAAACCTTTGGTGGTAGAGCATCTGGTGCTGAACCATTAGTTGAACTGTTCCAGCATACCATCAACACCTTTATCTCAAAGCAAGGAAGTAAGCTGACACCACTGGATGTCCATAGCATCATGTGTAAGATAGGTGAAGTTGTAGTCGTTGGCGGCGTAAGACGTTCAGCAATGATCAGCCTAAGTGATCTATCTGATGACGAAATGCGTACAGCGAAGTCTGGAGAATGGTACATCGACAACCCACACCATGCTCTAGCGAACAACTCAGTGGCA